GTAATGTCTCTTGCTAGAAGTTCTTATGCAGATGCAAGTACATATGATGTACCTTATGCAACAGAATATAACTCAACTGCCATACCAACAATCGCAAATTTAAGTGGTGCAACAAATACTTTTGGCTCAAGTACATATTATGCACACGAGATTGGCAATAATGAAATAGCTTTAAATGGTACGGAAACAGCTATACCTGCTTACATTCAATCTGGAGACTTTGACCTGCCTACAGATGGTGACGGTGAAAATATGTTAAGGTTAAGTAGGTTTTTACCAGATTTTAAAAATTTACAAGGTAATGCAGTAGTTACAATTTTTTTAAAAAATTTTCCTGTTGACTCTGGGACTTCTTCTCAACTAGGTCCTTTTACTATTAATGCTAATACAGAAAAAATAGATACTAGAGCTAGAGGAAGACTTGCAAATATTAAAATACAAAATACTGCAGTAGATGAAACTTGGAGATTTGGTACATTTAGAGCAGATGTTAATCCAGACGGGAGAAGATAATGGCTAAGATTAACGTATACGTACCGGAACCACCAGCAGAATATACTACAGAAGGTTTTAGACAAATTAACCAAGCTTTAGCTACTGTTGAAAATCAGTTAAATACTTCTTATCAACAAGACTTGAAAAACGAACAAGATTCGTTTAATTACTTTATGCAATGACAATAAGATACAAAAGCGAAACATTCGATTTAACTACAACTAATGTGACTACTGTTTTAACGTGTCCATCAGATGCAACTATCATTGTAAAAGCTCTTCAAACTAGTCATCAAGCTGCATCAAATGTGGATGTTGATGTTTTTTTACAAAAATCTGGAGGGTCAGATGTAGAGATTAGTCATGCTCAATTAAATAAAAATTTTACAAACATGGTTAGTTCAAGTTTAAATCTAGAAGCTAGTGATGTTTTAAAAGTGCAAGCAGATACTGCTAATCAAATTACAGGAGCTGTTAGCTATGCTTTGATAGATAGATCACAGGAAAATGGCTAGAAAATTTAAAGACTTTGTTGAAAGAGATAAGCCTAGAAAAAGACCTAGAAGACATTGTAAAAGTCCTAACAAGAAAAAAAAGTTGCAAAATAATAAAAAATACAATAGACAAGGACGCAGACAAAAATGAGTGATATAATTAAAATACCAGCAGAAGCAAAAGAAATTATTAAACACAAAAGGACTGGTAAAGTATATGCTAGTAAAGTTGATTTTGATAATGATGTTGCTGACCCCAATACTGACACTACTGTGGATGACTTTAGACAAGACCTTGAAATTAAGGTTACTAAAGTTTCTATGGGGGCTGCCACCAAAAAATAATGCAACCTCGCGGAGCAACAGAAATCCAAATGGAGATGCTCCATAAGCATGTTTCTAAAGAATTACTAGATCAAGTACAAATTTGCACATCAATACCAGGTAAAGTTCCATTAGACCCAGATAAACTTAACATTCTTTGGCAAAAAAATTCTTGGGATCAACCTAACTTACAAAAATTTTTTAAAGATAAAGAAAGACACAAAGAGTATGATTGGTATGTATTCAATAGTCATTGGAACTATGAAAAATTTAGATATGCTTTTGATATACCGACTGAAAGATCTGTAGTAATTAAAAATGGTATAGATGATTTTCCAATAAGAAAGAAATACAAAAGAGGAAGTCCTATAAAACTTATACATCATTGTACACCTTGGAGAGGTTTAAATGTTTTATTACGTGCTATGCAAGAAATTGAAAACCCTAATATAAAATTAGATGTTTATAGTTCATGTAAAGTTTACGGATCTGAATTTGAAAAAAACACTGAAAAAGATTTTGAAGCACTATACGAACAAGCTAGAAAATTACCCAACGTAAATTATATTGGTTATAAACCAAATGAATATATTAGAGAAGTAATGCCTAGCTATGATATGTTTGTATATCCATCTATATTTGAAGAAACATCATGTGCGTCAGCACTTGAAGCATTAGCTTCTGGTGTACATGTTATTACTAATAACTTTGGAGCTTTGTATGAAACATGTGCAGAGTGGCCTGTATACATTAATTACTCAACAAATTATGAACAAATGGCACAAGATACTGCAGGAGCAATTAATATAGCTGCTGATTATTTACACGAGGGTTTCATGCAAGACCACCTAGAGGAACAACAAAAGTTTTATAAAAGATTTTATAATTGGCAAAAAAAGGGTATGGAATGGACAAACTTTCTGAAAGGAGCTTTGAATGAAAGAAACAATAAATGAGGATACTTACCAAACACTTAAAGAAGTTGAGGTAACCTCATACGAAAAAGCCACTATCCCTATGTGGAAACCGGACACCGGACAAAAAGAAACAAAGAAAGTAGTTAAATCAAAATATAGTTTAATGATTTGTACGCCTTGTCATAGTGATGTGACTATGCATTACACACAAGCTCTTTTAGAATTACAACAACTTTGTATTAAAAAAGGAATTAAAATAACATTTACTTTATTAAAATCATCTTTGGTAACACAAGGAAGAAACTTATGTACTTCGGCTTTTTTAGAATCTAGTTGTACACACATGTTATTTGTAGATTCGGATATATATTTTAGAGCAGACTCTATTATAAAAATGTTAGATCTGGATAAAGAATTAATATCTATTCCTTATCCTCTTAAGACAATGATGTGGGATAAGCTTTATAAAAAATGGAATGATGGTGAAGTAAAAAACCCTGGAGATATACACAGATGGTTAAATACTTACCCTATGAGAGTAGAGAACCCTGAGAATATAAAACTAGATAACGGTGTTATGGAAGTTACACATAGTCCTACAGGATGTATGATGATTAATAGAAGTGTGTTTGACAAGATGATTGAAAAATATCCAGATAAAAACATAGTTCAAAAGACAGTAATAAACGGTGAGTATGTAGATAGACCTAATCTATGGAACTTTTTTGATTGTATACATGACCCTGAAACAAAGACTTATATGGGTGAAGATTTCTCATTCTGTAAGCTATGGAAAGACATTGGTGGTAAATGCTATGTATATGTTAATGACCCAATCATCCATGTAGGAGAACACCAATACGAAGGTTGTTTTCTTGATGAGTTGAAACTAGCTAAGTAAAATGGTATTATCTTAACTTTAAGATCTTAAAAGGAGAATATATTTAATGCTACAATTTTTACCCTACGCAATGGCCGCTTACGGTGGTTACAAAGGATATAAAGGAGCAAAAGATTCAGGAGCGTCAGGACTTGGAAGAATACTTGGTGGTATTACTGGAGCTACTGCGGGTTATTATGGTGGTCAAGGTGTTTTAGGTGGAGGATCTGCATTAGGTGTTCCAGGTTTTTCAGCAGCACAATCAGCTTTTACTCCTTATAGTCAGTTAGCAAGTAAATATTCATCATTAAGTGCATTACCATTTCAATCACCAATAAGTTCGCCACAGCCTTTTGAAGTTCCAGCGGGAGGAGAACAACAAGGTGGAAGTCTTTTAGATATTTTAAAAAGACAAAAAGAAGGTGCTCCTGCAGGTACATTAGAATACAGCCCAGGAAAAGTTTCTGCTGCAATAGCTGCAGCTACTTACGGTCTAGGTGCTTTCGATCAACAACCTACAGATATTTATATGCCTGGTTACAATATGAATTATTTAAATATGAGAGATCAGAGACCTGGATACACTTACATCGATCCAACTACAGGTGAAGAAAAAGCTTATGAAAAAGTTTATGCACCTGAAGAAGCAGGTAAAGATGATCCACGAATGGGCCCATACTCATTAGTCAAACAAGGATTAAGAACAGGTGGTTTAGCTGAAATTAAAAAATTTAATGAAGGTGGTATTAATTACCTTCCATCAAAAGTTTCTCATGATGAAAACGATGCGAACAATTATGTTAGAGCATCGGGTTATGTAGAAGACGGAGCAGGCGTAGGAGACAAAGACGAGGATACAATGTTAGCTCAATTAGCAGACGGTGAGTTTGTAACAAGAGCAGATGGAGTATTAGGTGCTGGAATCATAGCTGGAGCTAATCCAAATAGCATGAAAGACATGCGAGAAAAAGGTGCCCAATATTTCTATGAACAACAAAAAAGATACAAGCGTGTATTTGATTTATTACAGGATGGAAATGGCAACAGCAAACAAAAAACAAATTAAACCTTTAGTTAGTATTCTACCTTTAGAGCCTAAGGATATAGAAAGATTTTGGCCATTAGCTGAGTTTATGGTTTCAGAAGCTTTAGCGTTTTCAGGTAAATATGCTGATTCAGCTTGGGTAATGAATGAGTTAAAAAAAGATTTAATGCAATGTTGGATAATGTTTGGATCAGATGAGTCAGAAGAAAATAAAGTATTTGGTATTTGTGTTGGTAGAATTGGTATTATGCCAAACTATAATCAATATGAGATTGTAATATGCACAGGTAAAAGAAGAGAATTATGGGAAGATAATTTAATAACAGCAGTAACAGATTTTGCAAAAATAAATAAATGTAAAAGAATGAGTATAATGGCCAGACCTGGATGGGAAAAAGTTTCCAAAAAATGGGGATGGCAAAAGAAACATGTGCAACTAGAGAAATGGATATAATATGAGTTTTTTCGGAGGAGGAGGAGGTGGATCAGCTCCACCATCAACAACAACTAATTACGTAAGAGAAGCACCCGGTATAGAAGAACGTAAGATAGAGTTGATGGACATTGCGAGACAAGTCGCACAACAACCTATTAATTTACCTGACTATCAAGTAGCTGGTTTAGGTTCTTTAGAACAACAAGGTATGAGTAATATTCAATCTGGAATAGGTGCTCCAACAGTACAAGCCGGGATTAATTCAGTACAAGCAGCGTCTGCTCCGATTGGTGCAGCGCAAATAAATCAATATTTAAATCCATATCAAAGTTATGTGACAAACGAAATTGGTAGACAAGCACAAATAATGGGGAATCAACTTGGATCTAAGGCTATCGGAGCAGGAGCTTTTGGTGGCGGAAGAGAAGGTGTTCAACAAGCAGAACTTCAAGGTAGAGCTTTAACTGCTATGGGTACAGCACAGCAACAAGGTTTTAATACAGCCTTATCAGCAGCACAGAATCAACAAAGAGTTGGTTTACAAGGTGGACAACTTATGGGTCAACTAGGTTTAGGCCAACAACAAATGGCTCAAGCAGATGTTAATCAACTTATGGCTGCAGGTGGTGTTCAAAGACAACTTGCTCAGTCAGCACTTGATGCGCAAAGACAATCTACTTTACAACAACAGTATGAACCATATCAAAGAGCAGAATTCTTAGCTAACTTATATGCTGCAGGTCCTAAATCACAATCAGGAATTACTATGGGAACTGCACCAAGCACAAGTCCGTTAGCCCAAGCTGTAGGTACGGGTATAGGAGCGTTCACAGCATTCCAAGGTGTTAAACCAACCGGACAGGCATAGGAGTTTATATGTCACTTAATAAAGTTTTAAACAGACCTATGTTTAGAAAAGAGGCACTTAGAAAAGGTGTGCTTAAAACTATTAATGCAAATACAGGTGTTATGGTTGGCCAACCGTACACTTCAGCACCAGTTCCAGCAATTAGAAAACCACCTACTGCTTTTGAAAGATTTAAAGTAAGTGGACCTGTAAGAGGAATAAAAAGTTTGGGAAGACAAACTGTAAATCCTGCTATACTTGGTGGTTATTATGCAGGTGATAAAGTTGCACAAGGTTTGGGTATTGAAAGTCCAGTAGGACGAATGGGATTTGGGTTAGGTGGAAGTTATGCAGCAGCAAGGATGTTACCTGCTGTAGCAGGTTTAGGTACTTTACCAAGCCTTGCTATCTTAGGAACTGCTTACGGAGGAAAAAAATTATACGATGCAGGTGTAAAAGAAAGAGCAAGAATTAATGCTATGAGTCCTGCAGAAAGAAAAGCCTTTGAAATAGAACAAAGAAATAGTGCATTTGATTATATGAATGTATCAGACGAAGAATTATTTGGTAAGTTTGTACCAAAAACACCTGAACCAATTGACACAAAAAAGTCAGCAGCTGCACCTAAAGAAGGACCAGGTTCGGGAAGACCCAGTATGAGAGTTAAATCAAAAGAATTAAAAGCTGAAGGCGACCCACTGCTACAGGACAACGTAGCTAATTCTGATGACATAGCTAATTTAGATACTATACAAGAAAACACATTAACAGGTGGAACACCTCCTGGAGAAGAAGATGGAATTA